GTCTCTAGCACAAAACCAACAACACAACGAGTTAAAAACTCACTTATGTGGTGAAAGAGTTGTGTTCGAAAGAGGCAAAAATTTTCTGTGGGATACCATTTTCAAAGAAATAAAAGCAGATCCTACAGAGTGAAGCACTCTTCAGAGGTAGGATACTACGGGTACAAACATAAAACGTAAAGTAAACTTATAAGCGGAGGTGAAACCTCACTCTAAGTACCACACTTTATCTAAGTACAACAACAAACTAATATTACATCTGCCGAACGCCCATCAGCGTATGCATATTGCGATTAACATCGTCAGCAGTGTGTCGTTCCGTGTCCTCATCCCCACGACCAACAGTTCCATCGAGACCAAACATCTTGTTATTAACATTGCGTAAAGCAGCTGCTTTCATTTGTGCATGCATCTCACGGGCACGGTTTGATGTCTTTGATGTTATTACATAAAAATCAAAGGCATATTGTGCTAAACTGGGGTCGTTCATATTTCGCTTTCTGGCGTACCTAGGTATGTACACCTCTTTTGTGTTTCTCATTGCAATGTACGTCTCAGCTACGTCACTGTAATGGGCCATTATCTGGCGGAGAGTGGGTTTGGCGTGCTCTATGAATGGTTTCATTGGGTACGTTATTTGTTCAGTACCGTCCATCATAATCCACTCTCCAGACATATTTGGTGAAGTTCCATTGTCAATGCACCATGCCATCCATCCATTTGCGATTATCTTGAACTGATCATGAGTAATGTCAAGTTCTTCCATAACTTTATCACACCACTGTTCGAAATCGATCTGTTTAGCAATTTGATTTGATAAATTGCTTTCATCTGGTGTATATGTTAGAAGATGCTCTACATTAAGTGCAACCTGTCCTTTATACTTGGGCACTCTCATCTTGGCTGTGATGGATTTTATACGTGGTACAACAAATGTTCCACTGGTTCCTAGATTAATGTCTTTGTCTTGGTTTTTAGGAACCATTTGTGAGCTTGACTCGCTCTTTTGGGTGCCACCTGGTGTAGGTGGAGTTTCCCCAACTTTGGATTTGTCGGGTTTGCGTGTGTCTTTACCAGCATCAATGTTGTCATTCTGGTGATACACACATGCTGATTCATCTTCAAATAATCCTGGTTGAAGACTTTCCAAGTATCGTGCAATTTCTGAGTCAGTTACATCGACATCAGTGTACAACTTACGCAATGCGCTCTCGGCGATATATGGTGCCTTTCCTTGCTTGCACAGTTCAGCAAACGGTTGTTGCTCTAGAACCCACTGATAAAATCGTCTTATCTCATGTGTTAGTTGTGTGTAACCCCATGACTCGACCATTGCAGCGCAAATCGCTTCAATTCTATGCTCAGGCTGAGTCGACCTGTCCCATTCAAGTATTGACACGATGCGCTCAGGCTCCAACTTTGGGATATACAGGTCATCAATTAGCAATCCCCTGTGTGACATGAACCACAACTCAGTTCGCTCTTTAGTTCGTGAGTTGAATTCATACTTAAGCCCCAGTTGGGCAAATAACCCTTGCAAAGAATCCAAAACCCATTCGTATGTGGGGTCGATTGCTATCAAGAGGTCATCACCATTGACGAAATACTTGCACATCTCATCTTGCTTTGTGATTGGTATTTCAAGCTTAAGAAGTGAATAGTGCATAGCCAAGATGACCATCAGGGTGTTATCCACTACTGTAGAAGGTTGCCCGCTATTGTTTCCCTTGAACTTTTTAACAAGCGTGCCATCTGGTGTTGAGATCGGCGTATACACGATTTCTGTGTACAAATTTCGTAACATTTGTTCCCCTATATCCCACTTCTCCATAAAAGATAAACGAAGTTGCAACACGGCGTTGATGAGATATGGTGACAGGGAGCTGTCAAATTGTGAACCATCCGCATCACAGTACAACCACCCATCTGGTAACTGTCTCAGTAATTTATCCCACCCACCATAGAATTTCGTCATTCCTACGCTCCATGGTGCTGTAAGATTCATTGCGTAAAATTGATTGTTGAAATCATCAACGCACACTTTTCCACCAAGCAATGTATCTAACGGAGCGGCTGTGAATGTCCGTGTCTTGTTAGCAAGGATTTTCTCCTGGGGTCTCAACTCAGCTTTCAGTGAACCATTCCACACTCCTTTCTTCCCGTTAAACAAGCGCTCGCAACTATCTTGTACAATTTGACACTTTTCACTGTCACTCAAGGCGTCGAAATAGTCTCGCTTCTTTCCAGTGTATAAAGCGCCAACAGCTGAATTCATGTTCAGTGATTGAATGATTGTCATTTCGTCTGTGACGTATTGACATGTTTTCATACCCCACGCACGCAGTCTACCAACCATCAGTTCTACCACGTTTTCAAACACTTGTGTGTCCACATCACCTATAATTATAGGTGTAGCGTACTTGAATAAGTCTTTTATGTACGCCTCTTTATTTAAAAGGCTCTTCCCGTACTCACCCATAAGTGGTCGGAAAAACGCTTCTGCCACAACATCGTTCTGAAGATATGTCTCAAAAAGTGGACACTTTCCTTTGACAACATGTTTGGTAACTAACTGACTTGGGCAGTGTGCAACTGCTTTGAGGTTACCATGGAGCTTATCATACAACCACGTGTTTCTCGCACTTTGCGGATAAACACTATTCATTTCAAGATCTGATAAAAGTTTTGAGACTTTGAACAACCCATCGGCTTTACTCTCCTTGATATCCAAAACACCCCAACAGATTCTGTCAGGTTTATACCTCCAATGTTTTACCCACTCATGATGTGCCTGTGTATCCAAATATCGTGTCTTGAAGTCCTCTGGAAAAGCTACAAAATAGTTTTGACTATTATTGCAGTCAGCTAGGCTATGAATCCCAAGAATAGCACCATCGCGTGTTGAGACTAGTGGGGATCCACAATCTCCATCTTTCGTGCTAATCCAGTGTTTCCAGAAATGACTATTTGCAATGTGGGTTGTGACACAAGATTCCGAAACTGTACTCGTTGTGGATTTAGTCTGGAAATTTGTCCCCACCAAACACACACGTTCATTGGCAACTGGAACTCTAAAATTTAACTTCTGTGGAAATGGTGGCATGTCCTTTGGCATCTGCAAAATGAGAATATCACGCCCCTCACACGGTAGCATTTTGAGTACTGTCGTGTTTTTGAGGGTGAATTCCCCTTTGTGTGACTTTATAAGTAGTTCTCCATTATTATGTGCAAAAAGATGCTGATTGGTGATTATGTATGAGCCATAGCCAATTCCATAAGTAGTTGCTGTTTTCCCTTCAGATGTGTTTATTAACTTGCATATTGATTGTGCGATGGGGTTGTAGTCACGAGCTCCACGAAGCATTGACTTTGCTTCATGTGATACTTCTTGTGTTGATGCTTTTGGCACATCTTCTGGTTTTACCAGCGTAGGTTCTCCTGTTTGCCTTAATTCTGCTTCACGATCTGGATATCCCGCGATCGTGTTTGTTCGCATACCTAGAACCAGTGGGTCATGGGGTGTGAGATCAACTTTCAAGGCGCCTGACGCAGCATTTTTCATGTAATATGCTTGTATTGTTTTATTATGCCTCATGTGTTGAGCATCTAGTTCGCCTTCATCAAACAATCGTCTTCTCTCCTTTTCAATCTCTTCCTGCACTATCATGATGTCGACATATGGTGATTCATCTAACACCAGACCAGTGAGAGGATCAACAAATCTCACTACAGAGAAATCTGATGGATCAAATCCATACATATTGACGAATTTGCGTATTTTCTTCCCTGTTCCGTGCATGGTTCCCTTCTTCTTGCCGTAACTTGTGTAGGCTGTCCCAAAATGCTCTGCTATTACATCATCATCACCATGGAATGCATAGTGATCCTTCTGATCACGTGCTTTTCTGAATTTGAGCTTTTGTCTCTGTCGCTTGTTTTGTCCTTGATGATATACGGGTTGGTTCCAGCTTTCGCGAAACCAAGTGTATAGCAACCATGAACCTCCAAGCAAAGTTGCGAGCATGATGAGAATGTCCTTTGTGATCAGGCTACCATTCCATTTTCCTTGTAGTTGAAGATGTTGCGCCATGGCTTGTGTTGACTGGTGGTAAACACATGATGTGTATGGGTGCTTCTCGATAGTACTCAACGTAAATGGATCATCTCCAATATTGCTAAACTCAAGTAATTGTGCTCGTGCTGCGTGTAGTATCTCCAAGTTTCTCGCTGTATGATCTTCAGCATACTTTGAACGCACACTATTAATCAAACCACTAAGTGTAGCATTGTGACGCGAAAAGGTGTTCTCAGTTATGGCATTGAAGTGTGCACGTTTTATTCCCTCTTCTTCGATTAGATGATCGAGAATCTTTATTGTACGTGGTAGGGAATGTATGTCTGTTTGCAAAGTGTATGCAACCTTGCTTGCATTCACACAAACAACACGGCCTATACAAGAATCTGCCTTATACTCTTGAACAGCATGCCAAACTTGCTCGTAGAGTTTGTCTGGCACATCATTGCAGTGAAAAGGTATCCTTGTTTCATCTGGTGCCGTCAAGTTACAACCGACTTTGTTGTAATCTTTAACTGTTAACCACATATGAGCTTGTTTAAAAGGGTTTGCTAGCTTGTTCAAAATCACTTCTGAATCACGTAATTTGTACCCTTTCACCAGGTCATGTATTGCCTTGTGCATCGTGCCATCGTACCGGACCAAATTCACCATGAAGAAAGGTGTTAACTCAAATTGAAGCATCGTCCGAACCTGTTGCACTGTACATTTGTTCACAAGTGAAGGTGATACATTATCCGTCATGACCGGTAAACCATATGCAAAGCACATAAGTGCAGCCTCAGTGGCAGCGATCATTGGGATTTCAGTCAGACTTTTCTCAGTCGTTCCAATTCGCAATGCTGTTCCTGGCTTGTGTCTACCAACGCGTCCAAGCCTCTGAATACGTTCACCATAACTAATAGGCTTCTTGATATAACGTATCATTCTATTATCTATGTCTAATTGCGGAACTACTTTTAAACCAAAGTCTACAACTACTTCTATATCTAACGTTACACCATTCTCTATGATATTAGTTGCTACTACAAAATGCTTCTTTGATGATGTGCCACTAGTTACAATCTCCATACTTCCACTCTTCATTGTTCGACCGTCAACTTTCGTTACTTTATAATGCTTGTCGAGAAGTAATTTTGAGAGAGTATCCACTTCATTGTAGCTAGCAACGTAAACTAGAATATTATCACCATACTGCGTTACATCACTATTAGCTTTTGAACCTAAATTTTGTACAAATTGCTGAAAAGAGAGTGATTCCTCAATGATGAGCTTGACTGGATGCTGGGTTGTGAATTCAACTTCGCGCCCTGGTGGTGTTGCGGACACTTTTATGATTTTGCCACTGTACTCGTGTTCTGCTAGCAAACTTCGGAAAGCCATTCCTGAGGCATCGATTGTGTGACACTCATCAAATATGATAAAATCATAATCCTTTAATGAGCTCACATTATTCGCTAAGTAATGCAATGCAAACCCTGCCGTCATGATAGTTATTGAACCTGAGCCAAATGCATTCATCCCTCTAAACCGTAATGTTGGGTTCCGATAGAAGGGATCACCACGCAATTGCTTATACACGTTCTCCGCCAATGGTTTTGTTGGTTCCAATAAAAGGACACTCCCACGTTTCGACAAGTGAAAGGGTAATCCTGTTGACTTTCCAGAACCAACGGCACCACGTAGGAGAATATCCTTCTCAGTTCCTCCATGTATCTTATTTGCCACCTCTACAGCTGTTGCGCGTGTAAATTCCATGAAGTAACCCTCTGTTCTGTAGTGCGGTATTGTTCTGTTGCGTGCTAGTTGGTTGCTCCACCATTTTTCGAACGTTTGTGATATCTGCATTGTTGGCACACGCTCATCTGAATCTAATTCGATGTCGATGGTTTGATTCTTATTGCTAAGAGTATCTTTGATGTCGTCCAGACTTTGGTGGTAGACTGGGCCATCCACGCTACTCATTATTCCTTTCAGTTTAGATAGAATCTTATAAACACCATCACTCCTCTCACTATCAACGAGCATTAGTAATAAAGCCGTGAAAGCAACAACTTGTTCTAATTTTGCTTCGGACTCACGCTTTGCTTGGTGCTCTACTGGGACTTCCGAGAAATAGCCCACTTTAACTAAGTACTCGATGACTTCAGGTTCGATTTGTTGTGTGTACTCACGCAGTTCCTCTTCTGTTGGTGGTTCTCCTAACTTATTCCTAAGACTATAATAATACATATCCATCTTTGCAAGCATATTCTGGTACTCTATCTTAGCTACCTGTGCTTTCATTCGTTTATGTTCTTGTAACATACTACCTAGTACATGTAATATCTGCAACAAGAAAGAAATTAAAATGACAATATCTAAAATGCGTGCAAAACTCGATAAGAAATTAGTAGTGCAACTAAGTATATAACAAACGCTTTTTCCTATGTACCTATGCAAGGTCGCACGACTTTTATTAAGTATCAATCTACCTTTGTCTTTTGCCAATTGAACATTGTGTCTGAAAAGTGATCTCGGCGACACATCGTAGCGTCCTTTTAAATTGGACTCTTCTACTGGGATTAGTGGCCGTGAAATACGTTTTTGCCATCTTCTCGATTCCAAGATTGCTGACAATTTTTCCCGCCAACTTAACTCTTGCCACGAAGCCTCCAAATCCTCTAGATAGATTTTTTCCATCATTGGTGCTGCCGCCTCTTGTAGACTCGTGAACCCAATTCCTGTAAGAGCACGATCCGTCTCCTTCCTTGCTTGTATCATCTGGAGCAGCTCAAGAGCTTGCATATGTGACGCATATGGGTAAGTTCTACCAACCAGATTGTCGTATATCTGCCCAGCGTTTTCATTTATGATAGCCATTTGTGCATTGATGGTGCGAGCAACAGAGACTTTAGATGCCAGACCTAGTAGCAACGATGGTATCATTGCTATCCTCACATCCTGGTTGATCCATTGATCTAGTGCTTTCTCCAATGACCCACTGTTGTACAAGGCTAAGAGAACTCCTGGTGAAACGAGACTCATGATGAGCATAAAAGGTTCTTCTTGCAAAACCTGTGTCATAACTTTTGGTCGATATATGCCGCGAATGAGTGTTTTAACACTGGCACGCTCCACGTTTGGATCGACCGTTAAGCCGCCTACACGATAATGCATCATTGCTGATTCAAGTGGACCTTGTCCGAACTTAATAAGTTGTGCCACTGTATTTGCCTTTAAGATGTGGTATCCAGTGGTTAATGATCCATATGAGTCAATGACATGCATTGTCTTGCATTTATGATCAACAAGAATTTTTGGCAGCTCTGCACTCTTGGTCTGCGGGTACAATGCTGTCAAACCATAACACGCAAGTGACACATCAAGTAATGTTGGCCATTCTCCAAGTTGGCTTATGAAAAGATCACGTGTTGTTTTTGTGAACATTTTCGCATCAGCCTCGTCAAGATTTATAGACATAGCCAAGAATATGTTCAGATAACAATATCCTTGCTTCGCAACATACAAGTTCTCCCCCAACTCACTTGGCATGTCAACATACTTTGAATCACCTGTGTTACCAACAACCAAATGATTCTTCGTTGGCATCATTACTTCCGATAACATGGGTGACCCATCTTCATACGTGACACAGCAGCAGGGATAATCAAACACTGCTCCACGCTTGCTAACGCATTCAGTAGTTAGAGGTTCTGACTTTATTGACTCACCTATCTGATGATTACGCAAGTCCTCAAGTTTTGTTGGTAATATTAATTTACCGATTGCTAACTTTCGGCTACCATTGGGTCCTTTTCGGACTATGTACTTGTCATAGCCATCTGTTGGTTCAATCTGCTCGAAATACACGTTAAAGAATCGTTTGGCGTGATATCCGCGTTTTCCCCATTTGAAATTGCCATTAATATCCAGCTGGTTGTCACACATTAGCGCCATATTGATATGTGATTTTGCGGAAATCTTATTTCTGAATGATGCTAATGATCCAGCTTTGATATTATCCGTGCGATTCTTTTGAAAGCGTGCTAGCTCCAAGATGCAATTCGATGCTTCTGTGAAATCATTTTGTGTCATAATGGTTCCTTTTGCCAACAGTTCATTCAAACGCAGTATGTGATTAAATGGTGCATGAGTCTGATCACCAATTATTCTTTGAACTTGCGTGATAGCTTGTGTGTTCGTGTTTGGCTCTTCAATTCGTTGTCGCAATACATCAATAACAGTCTTAGCATGCTGGAAACTAGTGTACTTCTGCTCAATTGTTTGCAATGCCTTGTTAACACGACTGCTTGTCTCATTTGCAGTTTCAGATTGTGTCATGTCCAGGGCATGAGATGCACACGCCTGACAGTTGATCTTGTAGCAAGGGAATATTGCTTGACTTAATATAGCAGCTACGGCACCACATTGTTCCACATCTAAATCTCTTGAGCAACTGTGGTTAGCAGTAATTACCCTATTTGCTACAAATTCCTTTTCAAAACCTTTCCAGAACAGCTCACCTGCTGAGTAATGATTCATATTATCGCGCTCAACATGGGTCAGCTTTGAACGGGCATCAAAGATTCTACAGTTATAACGCCCCCTCACGATTAAGGTTCCACACTGTGCTCCCTTATGCAGTCCGATTACAGATTTAGTCGGTAAAACAAGTCCGCTTGCACCTTTTCTGATAGCATGCAAATCCCACTTTTGCTTTTTGTTGATGTATGTTGCGAGGTTGTACAGAATGGTGTTCTTGGTTGGTGATGATGTAAAGTCACGTGATTTGAGCTTGTTGTTTTCATGTGCCGTATTTACTTTTACAGCTTTCTGTCCTTTGTACTTCACAATGCCGCACTTAACTTTCGTACTTCCATCAACAATTTCAAGGTATTTCATGTCCTTTGACACGATCTTGGTGACTGCCATGATAAGATTATCTATTGCCTTCGCTGACAGAACCTGCTTCTTTCTCACAATTATTTTCCTCTGCCTAGGAGTTGTGAATATGATACCCTTTCCTTTTGGTTGTGTGGCATATTCACTTGGAGCCACGCCACCAGCAATTGTGATCTTTGTAATTGGAATTGGCTGGAAGGAATGGTAGAGCTGATAATCTGTTTGTGCGCAGTGTTCCTCTTTGATAGCTTGCATGTCAAGAGCAAATGCTACATCTGAGCCATGGAATGGAGGTAGAGCCCAGCGTTCTTCAGCGGAAAGTTGCTCCAGCTTAGCAATTTGCTCGTTCTGAGCATTCCAGACTTTCTCCACATCAACTATTGTTCCAGAGTTGACAATATTAAGCTTTGTTGGACTGTCATTCTCGTGGTCACTTGTAGACTTTACAGAACGACCGCTAACTGGTATGAAATTACTAAGGTCTGGAATGGGCACCATTCTTTTCATCTCTTTAGGTACAAAGTCCTCAAGAGTGAATGTGCTTTCTTCACATTCATGGTAGTTACGAATCTCCTCCTTAGAGTTATAAATCTCACCGCAACGTGGACACTGATAGTCGTCCATCTCCACATCATAAACCCAGCCCATCTTATGAGCTGCAACAGCTCTCGATAAGTGATATTTCGTGTATGCGGTTCCATTCATGCGGTTGTACTGTCCAAGTTGCCCATATTGCAAAACGCTTGCGAAAGATGCCATTTATTTGAGTAGTTTATATATCCTCTAAAATGTAAAAGCGCAGAATACAAGTAGTAATGTAGTTCACGTACGTATTTGTAAAAACAAGTGTAAGATTTGATCGCATAAATTTTTATAAGTTGTGTTGAGTTTTTATATTTT